CAGATGATTTAGGATTGGACTTTGAAGAAGATACACAAAGCCTAACACCAGCAATGAGTAGAATATACGATGAACTAGATGATAGTGGTATGATTTACGGTGGCCGTGGTGCATGGGCTATTAGTCCAAGCGGCGAATCGGAACTTGACGACTTTTTAAACGAAGACCTACGTGCTTGGTTCGGTAAAGGCAAAAAAGGCGGTGCAGGCGGTGGTGGCTGGGATCGTTACAATACCAATGGTGAACGTGTTGGTAAATGTGGCGATAGCGGCAAAGGTGAAGGTAAACCAAAGTGTCTAAGTAAAAGTGCAGCGGCTAAACTACGTAATGCTGATAAAAATAAAGACGGTAAAAAAGATGGCAAAGCAGGAATTGCTAAAGCTGTTAAGCGTAAACAACGAAACGATCCCAATAAAGACCGCAAGGGAAAAGCTAAAAACGTTAAAAACTAGGATTCATATTATGACAACAACATGTAACAACTGTCATTGCGAAAGCCACTGCGATAACGAATGTATGTCATGTAGAAATGATGTATGTCAGAAGTGCAATTGCGAAAAATGCGAAAAAGAAGAATGGCCTGGAGTAGATAGTGGATGCGAAGGCGCACTATAATTCCTGATAGCGCAGAAGACTTAGTTTGGAAACAAGTTGATCCAGACGAGTTATGGGCATTAGATAAACTAATACTTTCACGTAAACTAAACTATATTAGTGGCCCAGTTGGATTAAATGTGCCTACACCAGGTTGGTATTGTGTGCGGCCCTGTGTTAATATGCTAGGGCTAGGGTTAGGCACTCAAAAATCTTGGATAGAAGAAGAAACTATGCACCTACCTATAGGGCATTTTTGGTGTGAATGGTTTGAAGGTAGACATCTAAGTATAGATTATAATTATGGTGTACAGCACTTGTGTGTAGAAGGACTAAAGTCTAGCGACACATTTACCCAATGGGATAAGTGGATTAAGACAGATGATGTTATTCCGTTACCTGAAGCACTACAAACATTCTCACATCACGAATGGCTAAACATAGAATTCATTGGCAATAAAGTAGTAGAAATACACTTTAGACATAACGAAGACTTTGACGGAGTTGAACGTGAGTTCATTCCGGTGTGGGAAGGGCAATCTACTACACCACCAGACGGGTATACATATCGTGATTATCCTGATGTACATGGACGCATTGGCGCATTTATTAAGTAAAGTTTAGTCATGTATGTACATAAAAGGTTGATTCTTGTTTAATTTTTTATACGGCCGATAATTTAAATTAAGTGTCTTGTGCTTACTTAATCCAGTTACTGGGTGTGCATACGGAATAATAGTAGGGGGTTCGTATCCTACACATACCGCCCCAAGAACCTCACCCAAGGATAGTTTCTGGTTTTTGTGAATTTCTCTAAATTTTTGAAGTTCAGTGTTGTATTTTTTATTAAGTATATCACAATTGATACTACCTGCGGTGCATGCTAAAGTAGTAATTGATAGGTCATTACTAACTGCTTCTGATATCAATGCACCCATAGTAACTCCAAGATTAGTATGCAAAATTATATTATCTGGTTCTACAGTAGCCACATCACCTAAAGGTCCAATTGTAGTTAATTCTACCATAATGAACACATAAGGTGCATCATATAGGCAACAAAAATACTCGTCTTTCTCTTTTGTATGAAATACATTTGTTAATAACTCATATTTAAACTGATACTCATCAGGACCAACTTTGAAAACTAAAAAGTTTGGAAGTGAATCATTAGCTATTGATGTCTGGATTGGTAAAAAATTAATGCAGTGTTCTAATTTTTCTATCTTGTCGGTTGACGGTATAACCTTTGAATCAAAATATCTAACAGTTTTTCTCTTTTTCCATTGTTCATTTATCATAACTAATTCTCTTAATCTCTCAAAATATATTTATAAATCAATAAATACTACTACATAAAACAAGGAATTGTAAAATGGCAGCAGAAGATTTTGAATTTGAATTTACAGAAGACATGGTTATTGAAATGCTACGGGGCAATGACGAAGCAGAAGATTGGTATGACGCAATGTGTGAAATCCTTCCTCTATGGGAAGTAGATACACCAGAACGTGTAGCAATGTTTATTGCACAATGTGGACATGAAAGTAATAATTTTAGAGTATTGAGCGAAAACCTCAATTATAGTGCCAAAGCATTAAATGCTATTTTTGGCAAATATTTTGAAAGGGCAGGGAGAGATGCAGAACCGTATCATAGAAAGCCTCGCAAAATTGCAAACGTTATTTACGCAAATAGAATGGACAACGGCGATACCGATTCCGGAGATGGTTGGAGATTCAGGGGCGGCGGCATTCTACAACTTACAGGACGTTACAATTATACAAAATTTGGAGAAGACGTCGACATGACGCCTGAAGAAGCAGTAGACTATGTACGCACGAAAAAAGGCGCACTAGACAGCGCATGTTGGTTTTGGGATACAAACGGATTAAACAAGTATTGTGATAGCCGTGATGTTAAAGGTGCTACTAAGCGTATTAATGGTGGTTACATTGGATTAGAAGATCGTAAAAAACATTACGAACATGCGATGGAAGTACTGGGCGGACATTGGGAACCAGCACAAATGGTTTACGAAACTATACGTGTAGGATCACGTGGTCCAACAGTACGTGCAGTACAAGAAGAATTAGAAATCGGTGCAGATGGTATCTTTGGCAGAGGCACAGAAGCACATGTTAAGCACTGGCAAGAAGAAAATGGACTTACTCCAGACGGTGTTATGGGTCCAGTTAGTCTTGCGATGATGTTTGGAGAAGATTAATGTCAAATGAAGTAGATGACAAAGGTAAAATGGAAATACAACTACGTATTTTAGGTAACGAACTAGTTGCTATTAAAATGTCAGTTGATGATTTTAAAATGAAATGGCTACTAATTGGAGTGATTAGTATCGTAGCATTAGGCTGGGCCGCAGGTAGCTTTGGTCCAGAACTAGTAAACATGTTTGGAGAGTAACATGGACATGGCACATTATATAGAAGTATATAAACGGCATGAAGAAAATCGAACTAGTACTAACGAAAGAAATAAATACTGGAGAAGATGGCAAGAGCAGCAAAATTATACTCCCAAATCATTAACCAGGTTTGAACATGGATAGAGGAGAGAGAAAATGAATTGGATTAAAAATAGACTAAAAGAGAGAACGACACTTGACGGTGTTGTACTAGTAGCATCAGGGGTAGCAATGATATTGGTACCTGTAAACTTAATTGCATATGCTATGATTGTATATGGTGCATGGACTATTTGGAAATCTGAATAGTATGTGGGAAATAGTTAATGATATGGCCACTAATCGCTTGTGGATATATACAAGTATTGGTGGCAGTATACTTGGAGCAGTTTGTTTAGCTTATCTAAGTACCACTAGAGCTGGACTTTGGTTTTATGCTAAAGTAGATCTCACTTTGGATTATCTTGTTGAGCGTTGGGGTTTAACTTGGCTACAACAGCCAGAAGATGCATGGCGTAAAAAGTACCCAAAGATAACAGCAAAAATAGATGCAATAGAAGCAAGATTAAAAGAATTGGAAAAGTAATGTTAAGTAAACAATGTAAGGCCCACTTGGATGAAGTAGGCGAAACTGGGCTACAACACATGGGGTATGCTTTAAAGGCTGCCGTTAAATTACAGCTATTGGTGCCAGCATTGATTATTCACAGTATCGCACCAAGATGCTTTACTCACACAGCAAGTAATGTTATGAATGGCATTTTAAACACTCGTAAAAAGACTTGACAACCTAGTAAATCTAACATATAGTAGTAGGATAACAAGCTAAAGGAGATGAATATGTCACGAGCATTTAGTGATAGTGAGATTACGAAACTTAAACAAATTATTAACGAAGGTATCCAAGTAACATCAGAAGTGGAAACACTTAAAGGTGGGCTTAAAGATACTGTAAGTGCAGTTGCAGAAGAACTAGATATGAAACCTGCAACTATTAACAAAGCAATCCGTATTGCTTACAAACAAGAGTTCGCAAAAGTATCAGACGATTTCAGCGAATTGGAAGAACTATTGGCGGCTGTCGGCAAAGGACATTAATGTGCTAGACTTAAATGTTATTGAAGTACAGCATTACACAGATAAACTATTTAGAATTAGAACAGAACGACCTCGCAGTTATAGATTTACTGCGGGGGAGTTTGTTATGATTGGTCTAGAAGATGCTCCAAGTAGAGCGTATAGTATTACCAGTGGACCGTATGATGACTATATTGAATTTTACAGTATCAAAGTACCTGACGGTCCACTAACAAGCAAACTACAACATATTCAAGTAGGCGATACTATTAAGGTAGGTGAAAAACCAACAGGTACACTTATACTTGCTAACTTAGAACTAGGCGGACATCTAGTAATGATGGCAAGTGGTACTGGTATTGCGCCGTTTATTAGTTTACTACGTGAACCAGAAACATATGACTTATTTGAGAACATTACAGTAACATGGACTACTAGACTACATGCTGAGCAGGATTGTTACCGAGACTTCTTGAATGAGATGCCTATTGAATATATTAGCACAGTTACACAAGAGCCAGCTGAACTACAAGGACGTATACAAAAGTTTATGTCAGACGGAACAGTACAGATTGACAATCCTGCAGAACAGCGTATAATGTTATGTGGAAGTGTAGGATTTAACAATGATTTAAAAGAACACTTTAACAGCCTCGGATTTAACGAAGGCAACAAACGTACACAAGGAACGTTTGTACAAGAAAGGGCATTTGTCGGCTAATGTATGTAGACGCTTACTTCGATCAAAACAAAGATATTATTCACGTTGCTGAACGTGACAAAAAGGGCCGTAGAGTATATCGTGAGTATCCTGCAAGCTATAGTTTTTACTACAAAGACCAGCGTGGAAAATACGACAGTATTTTCGGAGACAAACTATCACGTTACGCCACAACCAATGGTCGTGCTTTTAAGAAAGAAAAGAAACTATACGGTGGACAAAAACTCTTTGAAAGTGACGTTAACCGCACGTTTAAGTGTCTAGCAGACAACTATTTAGGTAAAGATACTCCTAACTTAAACTTAGCTTTTTTTGATATTGAGGTTGACTTTAACAAAGACTTGGGGTTTGCTCCTCCAGAAGATCCATTTAATGCAATTACTGCAATCGCAGTGCATCTTAGTTGGCTTAAAACTACAGTGTGTTTAGTATGTAAACCAAACACACTTACAAAAGAAGACGCTGCTGAAATTTGTAGTCGTTTTCCAGATACTTTGTTAATGGATACTGAAGAAGAGCTACTCAAAACATTCCTCGAATTAATTGACGATGCAGATGTAATGAGTGGCTGGAATAGTGAAGGCTTTGACATTCCATATACAGTAAATCGTATTGCAAGAACAATTGGTAAAGAGTATACTAAAAAGTTTTGCTTGTGGGATCAATACCCCAAGCGGAGAGAGTTTGAACGTTACGGAAAATCGCAAGAAACATTTGATACTATTGGTCGTTTGCACTTGGACTATATGCAACTGTATCAGAAGTATACATATCATGAAATGCATTCGTATAGTTTAGATGCCATTGGCGAGTATGAACTTAATGAACGTAAAATTGACTATCAGGGCACACTGGACCAATTATACAACAACGACTTTTATACGTTTATTGACTATAACAGACAAGACGTTGAACTACTAGTTAAGCTAGATGCCAAGCTACAGTTTATTGACTTAGCAAATGTTATTGCACACGATAACACAGTACTCATACAAACAACAATGGGTGCTGTCGCCGTTACTGACCAAGCTATTATGAATGAAGCTCATAGACGTGGACTAATTGTTCCTGATAAAGAACGAGATAAAACACAGAAGCATTATCCACAATCAACACAAGCCGCAGGTGCTTATGTTGCTACTCCAGTAACTGGTAGACACGAATGGATTGGTAGTATGGACTTAAACAGTCTGTATCCAAGTATTTTGCGCAGTCTTAACTTGAGTACAGAAACAATTGTAGGACAAGTAAGGCATACACTAACTGTGCCACTTTTACAAGAATACAAGTGGGAAGCCGCAAGAGCATGGGAAGGCAAGTTTGCTTGTCCAGAGTATGAGCTAGTAATGGCTAAAGATACAGAAACACAGTTATATATTGACTTCGAAAACGGCGAAGAACTAATGGCAACTGGTGCTGAGATATATAGTATTATCTTTGAAAGCGGACAGCCTTGGGTTATTAGCAGCAATGCTACTATTATTAAACAAGATATAAAAGGTATTATTCCTGGATTGCTAGAGCGTTGGTATGCAGAGCGCAAAGTTATGCAGAAAGAAGCTAGAGCAGTACAAGGTAAAGACGATGCCAAGTTTGGCTATTGGGATAAACGTCAGCTAGTTAAAAAGATTAACTTAAACAGTTTGTATGGTGCGTTACTTAATCAGGGATCACGTTTTAATGATCCACGCATGGGTCAGTCAACAACACTAACAGGACGTACTATTGCTAGACACATGGGTGCTAGTGTTAATGAACTGTTTACTGGCGAATATAATCACGTAGGCGATACAATTGTGTATGGCGATACTGACAGTATCTATTTTAGTGCTTACCCTATTTTTAAGGACAAGATTGAAAGTGGAGAGTTTGAATGGAATAAAGACAAAGTTACTGAACTTTATGACACTGTGTGCGATCAAGCAAACAAAACATTTCCTGGATACATGGCTAAAGCACATAATGTACTTGACCAAAAGCAAGGTGAGATTATTGCCGCCGCCCGTGAGATGGTTGCACTATCTGGTATTTTTATTAAGAAAAAACGCTACGCTATTTTAGTATATGATAACGAAGGCTATCGTGAAGACCAAGGCGACAAACCAGGCAAGATTAAAGCAATGGGCTTAGACTTGAAGCGTAGTGATACCCCTCCGTTTATGCAAGACTTTTTAAGTGAGATTTTGCTAAAAACACTAACAGGGTCAACAGACGAAGAAGTAATTGCTCGTATTATTGAGTTTCGACAAGAGTTTAGACAAAAAGATCCTTGGGAAATTGGTACGCCAAAGCGTGTTAACAAGCTAACACATTATACAAGTTTGGAGTGGGATAAAAAAGGTGTGTATACTGGTAAAGCAAACATGCCTGGACACGTTAGAGCAGCAATTAATTACAATCGGTTAAAAGGAATTAACAACGATAAATATAGTACAGACATTGTTGATGGTATGAAAACTATTGTCTGTAAACTGAAACCGAATCCAATGGGATTCACTAGTATAGGATATCCTACAGATTCAATAACCCCTCCCGACTGGTTTAAAGAACTTCCGTTTGACGTAGATCTTATGGAGGAAACAATTATCACTAAAAAGATTGATAACTTACTTGGTGTACTGCCAATTGACTTATCAAAAGCAGAGGACAAGACTACGTTCGAGAGTCTGTTTGATTTTGGATGAAAAGAAAACTAGATTTACACGGTTTTCATATACACAAAGCATGGAAAAGTGTTGACAGATTCATTACAGAATGTTATTATGATAACTATAAAACTTGTGAAATTGTTTGTGGGCAGGGACTTATAAGAGATGAGTTAGGCGTCTGGCTACATTTAAATGCACTTGTACGAGATTATAAATTTAATACTCGTACACAAGGAAGTTTTAACATAAAACTAAAGAAAAGGAAAAAAATATGAGAGACTATCTCCTCGACATCGTAAAGCATACACGAAGTGTTGGTAACATTGATGCAGTAAAAGTTACTGACGGAAGTGTTATTGAAGCTAAAGATGACGATAACAAAGTAATTGTAAAAGCAACTTATAAAACCGCACGTAGTGAATTGACTGGTGTGATTGGGTTGCCAAACTTGGATAAACTAAACGTTATTCTTAATATTGCTGAGTATGCTGAAAATGCAAATATCAGTGTTGAGATGCGTGAGCGCAATGGTGAAGAAGTACCGTTTACTATGAAGTTTGTAAATGCAAGTGGTGACTTTAAAAATGACTTCCGCTTTATGAGTAAAGAGCTTGTTACACAGCGTATTCCAGAAGTAAGATTTAAAGGTGCTAATTGGGATGTAGAAGTTGATCCACACAGTGCAAGTGTTGCACGTTTTAAGATGCAAGCACAAGCCAATAGTGAAGAGAATGTGTTTATTGCAAAAACTGAAGATAATGCTCTAAAGTTTTTCTTTGGTGATGACAGTGGGCATACTGGAAACTTTGTATTCCAAGCTAACGTTGATGGTGAATTGAAGCAGAGTTGGAAATATCCAGTTGCAGAAGTACAAAGTGTACTTAATCTTAATGGTGACATTACTATGCGATTTAGTGATGCAGGTGCTCTTAAAATTGATGTAGACAACGGCATGGCTGTATATGAATACATCTTTCCGGCACAAAGCTAATGGTAGTAGGTTTTACATGTAGTGTATTTGATCTGCTGCATGCAGGTCACATCGCTATGTTACGTGAAGCTAAAGAAAACTGTGATTATCTAATAGTTGGGTTGCAAACTGATCCAACTATTGATAGACCAGACGAAAAGAATCGACCAGTACAAAGTTTAGTGGAAAGATATTTACAACTAAGCGCAGTCAAATATGTAGATGAAATTGTCACATATCAGACCGAACAAGACCTAATCGATATTCTAAATATGTATAATATAGATGTACGCATATTAGGAGACGAATATCGTGAAAAGGATTTCACTGGCAAGGAAACTTGTCGCAAACGAGGTATTGAACTACACTTCAATAGAAGAGATCATAGATTCAGTACAAGTGATTTAAGAGAAAGGGTTGAAAATGCCCCCAAACATCGTTCAACGGTTAAAAAGTTTGGAAAGTAAGCACAAAGAGCTTGACAAACAAATCAATCAGTTGTATAAACATACTAGTGAAGAAATTAGTATTAAGGAACTAAAAAAACAAAAACTTCATATTAAAGAAGAAATTACAAAACTATCTAACCAATTAGGAGAAAACAATGGTTAAAAAAATTCGTGTAATTGACGCTCCGGCTGAACAAGAAGAAGTAGTCACTGATGCAGAGTTCCGAAAGTATATGATGGAACTAGCAAAATCAGCAGATTGGAAACTTTGGGAAATGATGCAAAGCATGCAAAATTTAGAAAAGAAGTTGTCAGTTATTGATAATGACGACAACTAATCGTGAAGGTTACTATGACTATATGCTTCGGCGTAGTCGTGAAGAGGATGCTAAGATGAAAAAATCAAGCACTAACATTTGGGTAACATTCCGTAAGGAAGGTTTACACAAATATCCAGCAGCACTAGATGACCCTAAGTTAGCAACTGGTGATGAACAAGATGTAAGTTTCCTAGGATACATACATCGACATATTTTCCACTTTAAAGTAGAACTTGAAGTATTCCATGACGATCGAGATGTTGAATTTATCCAATTCAAAAGATGGTTGGAAAGCCTCTATGCAGACGGAACTCTGCAACTCGATTTTAAATCCTGTGAGATGATTTGTGATGATCTTGCAGACTCAATCAATAACAAATATCCCAACCGCAAAATGACAATCACTGTAAGTGAGGATGGGGAAAATGGAGCCACGTGTAGCTATGCATAATGTAGGTACTAATATCCGTGAACTACGCCAAGGGCGAGTAAGCGTTAACGACATCAAATGGGATCTTATTAAGATTATTGAACCATATGATGGTATTCTAGCAACCAATGACGGAAGTGAACGCATTGTTCGCCGTCTATTTACAACATACTTGAATGATCTTAGATATGTAGGTCTAGTTAATGACTTTAACATTTCAAGCAACATTCGTAATAACGCTATTACATACGATGTTAGCGTTAAAATGAGTCAAGAGCGAAGTGATAAAAAATTAAAGATTCATGTAGGTGTGTATCAGAAACGAGCATCATAGTATGACAGCAACTCGTGTAAATCTAACAGAACGTAATAAAGACTATGCAGTATTCCTGCCTAGTATTAGTACGTTCTACAACAACTTTATCGCAAAGCAACGTGCAGACAGCAATCATGTTTTGCCAGAGCGTATGCCAGCTGGATTTGAAACTGGCATGGAAGGCATGAACTTCCTTAATGAAAAGGACTCTTACTATAGCTATAAATGGGGTCTTTATAGTGCTGGACATGCTCAACTAAATTTAGATAAAGCAGATAAAGATGACGCAATGGTGCAAGGCCGTGAGCGTGATAAAACATTTATGCTTTGTGATAGTGGCGGGTTTCAGATTATTAAAGGTGTTATTCAGTGTGATTGGGATAACTTCAAAAGTGATGATACACTGCGACAAAAGATCCTAAACTGGTTGGAACACACAGGTGATTATAGTATGATCCTGGATATTCCAACCCTTGCCGCAGATCCTACATTTAGTGGACGTACTGGTATTACAAGTTTTAATCAGTGTTTAGAGTTTACTGACTTTAACGTAGAATGGTTTAAACGTAACCGCAAGTATCAAACAAAATACTTGAATGTTATGCAGGGTCGTAACTGGGCAGAAGCAGAACACTGGTATGAGAGTATGAAACATCATGATCTCGAAGGGTTTGCCTTTGGTGGTAGTGCTAAAAACGATATTAACATCGTACTACGTACACTGATTAAAATGCGTGATGACAAACAACTAGAGCGTGGTAAACGTGATGTACTACACTACTTGGGTATTGGTAGACTGGAATGGGCAACTGCCTACACAGCAATCCAACGTGCATTACGTGAGCATGTAAACGAAGATATTAATGTTATGTTTGACTGTGCAAGTCCTTTCTTGGCAACAGCAAACGGAACAATGTATACGCAACACGTTCATAAAAACGATCGCTTTGGTTATGTAATGGACAAAGCAATGGACAGTAAAGCACTAAGTGGAAGTAAACAAGCATTTCCTTTTGGTAGTCCTATTGGTGAGCGTCTTAACTTAGGTGATGTTTGTCACTATGCACCTGGTATGCTTAATAAGATTGGTAAAGAAGGCAAAACATCTTGGGATAGTTTTACTTACATGCTACTAATGTCACACAATGTATATCAACACATTGAAAGTGTACAACGTGCAAATGCACTTACTGATATGGTAAATGCATCTGTTACTACTGACTACAGACAATGGCGCAAATTAAAAGCGACTAGTAAAGATGAAGTGTTTAGTCCTTATGTACCACGTAACATTGTATACATGACACAATTTATTGATCAACTATTCCGTAGTGAAACACCTATGACAATGCTTGATGAAGCAGAGTCAATGTTGGCAAACTTTAGTGGACAGAAACTACAAACATCAAGTGCAGGCAGTTTTAATAACTTGTTTGAAGTAGACGATGTAGTTTCAGAAGAGTCAAACGAAATGACTCCTGAGCAAGAAGCAGAAGCTGAGGATTTTTTAGAAACATTGGAGAAGTAAATGCGTATAGTTTTAGTGACAGGTGGATTTGATCCACTACACAGTGGACATATTGCGTACTTTAAGGCAGCAAAAGATCTAGGAGATCAATTGATAGTTGGTCTGAATAGTGACGAATGGCTTACCCGTAAAAAGGGTAGGCCGTTCATGTCTTGGAGTGAACGTGCCGCTATTATAAGTGAACTTAGTTGTGTAGATAATGTTATCGAATTTAATGATGATGACAATACAGCATGTGATGCAATTGAGCAAACAGTTATACGTTATCCAGATGATATTGTAATTTTTGCAAATGGTGGAGATCGTCAACAAGGCACAACCCCTGAAATTGAGTTTGCAAAAGACTTAGCAGAACTACATAAAAATATTATATTTGAATTTGGAGTAGGCGGTGACGACAAAAAGAATTCAAGCAGTTGGATATTAAAAGATTGGAGCCAACCTACAACACAACGAGCGTGGGGTAGTTACACAGTACTACATAATGGTCCAGGTTGGGCAGTTAAAGAGTTAGCATTTGGTACAGAAACACCACTAAGTGATCAACGACATTTTATACGAAGTGAGCACTGGCATATTGTTGAAGGTACTATCCGTATGGATTTAGAGTTTGACAATGGCGACAAATCTAGTATAGTATATACATCAGGCCAAAGTATTGATATTCCAGTACATACTTGGCACAAAGCTACTAATGTTGGAGACAGTGTAGCAAAAGTAATTGAAGTATGGATGGGCAGTGAACTATCCGAAGATGATATTGAAAGAAGAGATTAATGAACACTATTTGGATTATACCTATTGAGCCTATTGATCAACGTTATACAAAGCAATGGTATGATAATATTCCACTAGTATTACAGAACCAGATATCTGAACGTGATTTAAACTATCGTGTAGTAACAGTTGATGGTGAAGATTTTAAACCTGACGTGAGAACGGAAGGTGCGTTCCTTGACTTTGGTGCAACTAACGTTTATAAAGCAACACAAACAGCAGAAGTAAGTAAGCTCTTTAGTAACGGCAAAGTTAAAGCAGGAGACAAGTTTTTAGTAACTGATGCTTGGAACTTTATTATTACACCTATCAAATACATGAGTGACTTACTGGATATTCCAGTTGAGATACACAGTATTTGGCATGCAGGTGCATACGATCCTAGTGATATACTTGGTTACAAAATGCAACCAGACTGGCCTAATCATGTGGAGAAGAGTTGGTTCCATGCTAGTGATTATAATTATTATGCTACTGACTTCCACAAAAACATGTTTTTGCGTAATTTAAATATTCCACAAGGCAATTACAATAAAGCAATACGTAGTGGTCAGCCACATGAGCTTATTGTTGATGGACTAACAAAATACCAAGACACTGCAAAGACAGACAGTATTATGTGGCCACATCGTTATAATGATGACAAGCAACCAGAAATTGCAGAAGACTTAGCTGTTGATTACGATATGATTATTACACAGAAAATGAATCTTGACAAAGCTGATTATTATGCTACAATGAGTAAATGTAAAGCAATCTTTAGTTGTGCCCTGCATGAAAACTTGGGTATTAGTGTAATGGAGGCAGTATTAACAGGTGCAATACCTATTGTGCCAGATCGTTGTAGTTATGCAGAGATGTATCTGCCTGAGTTTAAGTACCCAAGTGAGTGGACTGATAGCTACACATCCTATAAAAAACATAAAGCAGAACTAACTGCATTTATACAGGAAAAATTAAACATGTTTGATGAATACCAAGACGTATTGGTTGAACAACGTAACATTCTTATTAGAGATTATCTAAATAGCAGTGTTATGATAGACAATATTTTAAAAGGAACATAGTATATGACAAAGACTTCCGATTTAGTAATTAATAGATTACAAAAAGACGGCGCTCGATATTGGGCAGGCGATAATATCAGTGAGTATATTAAAGAAGGCGAAAAACAGCAATTAATTGACGAGGCCACAGTTGCATTTGAAAGTGTATTAGATACACTAGTAATTGATCGTCACAACGATCCTAATTCACAAGGTACAGCAAAGCGTTTAGCTAAAATGTACTACAATGAAATAATGTCAGGTCGTTATGAGCCTATGCCGCCAGCAACAGCATTTCCTAATGATTCAGAAGACCGCTATGAAGGTATGCTAGTAGTACGTTCGGAACTAAAGAGCATGTGTAGTCATCATCATCAGCCAGTAGCAGGTGTTGCATACATTGGTATTATTGCTGCAGACAAACTAATTGTTCTAAGCAAGTACACACGTATTGCACAGTGGTGCGCTCGTCGTGGTACACTACAAGAAGAACTAGCAACAGATATTGCTAGAGAAATTATGTCAGCAACAGCTAGTGAAAATGTAGGTGTATACATTCAAGCAACACATGGTTGTTGTGAGAATAGAGGAATAGGCGCTCACAGTAGTTTAACACAAACAACTGTACTCAAAGGTGCTTTCCATAATGATCCAGGATGTAAAAAAGAGTTCATGGATAATATTAAACTACAACAATCTTTTGCACAGGGCAGATAAATGATTAAGAAACATTATTATAGTTGGCAAGATGTAGAACGCATGTGTGTCAGTATTGTTAACCAAATGTACGCCGACAACTGGCGTCCTGATTACATTGTAGGACTTACTAGAGGCGGAAACATTCCTGCTACTATTATTAGTAACATGACAGGTATCCGTTGTGAAGCACTTAAAGTAAGTTTACGTGATGATGACAGTGAAAGCGAAAGCAACTGTTGGATGGCTGAAGATGCATACGGTTATGATGGAGATGGTCCTGACTTTGATCCAATGAAGAATAATTTTAAAAGTAGTTTAGCTGAACGTAAACAAATTTTAATTGTAGATGACATCAATGATACAGGTGCTACGTTCAAATGGATTAGAGAAGATTGGGAATCAGGTTGTTTGCCAGATAGCCCAGCATGGAAAACTGTATGGGGAGGAAACGTCCGCTTTGCTACACTAACAGAAAATGGAGCAAGTAACTTTGATAAAGTAAGTTACACTTGCCATGAAATTAACAAGGAAGAAGAAGACGTTTGGTTAGTATATCCTTGGGAAGCTGTAGGTGAATATTAATGTGGGTTTTATTTGTAATTAGCTCAGTTATATGCGGAGAAGGTATCGAAACTTGTAAGTTAAAGTATACAAGATATAACTATTATCAGTCTCAAATATCATGTAACATTGAAATGTCAATATTAGAAACAACGTTCATATCTGATGAACGTGCAATTTGTGTAAAGGAATCAGATTTATGAACAAGAGTAAACAAGAGCGATCAGCTGAAAATGCAAAGTTAGTAAAAGAGTTTTTAGCTAAAAAAGGCAACGAAATAACTGTATTGCCAGCTCATGCAAGAACAGATCCAGATGATATTATATATACATTCAAAGTAGGAAAGCGTGGCAAGAAAGCTAAGGAGTCTTAACATGACCTTTGAATGGCATAAAATTAGTAAGTACGAAGAAAACTATGAACGTGATATCACAGACAACGTTTATGACTATGTGAGAGATTATTATGATGTTGACGAAATCGACGACCTTACTGAAGAACAAATGGATGAAGTAAAAACATTTAGAGATGAGTATAATGATTATAGTGTTATGCAAATTGGATTTAGTAATTTAATCAATGATTGGGAAGACACACAATGGGAGAAATCACAGGATGACTAAGAAATATTTTTTACGTGGTAGCAACTATGGCGGCGAAATGACCATTGGTACAGTGACCCCAGAGTTTGTTACTTACTGGCAAGGCCGTGATCAAGATGAATTACTTGATCATTTAATGGCACTTGAATCTGGAGAAGATGCAGGACAAGAAGAAGGTTTTGATCCTGATAGTCCTGACATTCTTGAAGATATGGATTACTACAATAGCTGGTATGATATCGAAGATATACATCATCAAAATTCGTCAAACGGAACAGAAATTATGGCATTTCCTATGACTGTAGGAGAACATGGGCAACCTGAATATGAATGGGAAGATCGTATTGATGTAGAGGCACATCAGTTGTATAGTAGAGAATGTTATACACAAGAAGAACCAGCTGATGGTAAAGAAGATGACAGTGTTCCTGTATTAAACTTTTACAGTTCAGAAAAAGGCGACTTTGGTGGCTGGACTATTGAACTAGCTGATAATGAAGAGTTTGATAAAGACTTGATTACTATCAGTATAGTGGAAACAGATCATGGCGAAATGATTGAACGTTTATGGTATAACAAAGTAGAACTTGAGCAAGAGTATGATTGGTGTGATAGCCGAGGTAAAGGTTACTATGCCAGTGTAGCTTGGTTTAACAAGCGTTGGGAAGACCCGCATGTCCAAGAAGACACTCCAGAATGGGAAGAAGTGTGGGAATACTATGATGACGAATTAAAAGATAGGAAAGAAAACCTTGACAAAAAGTGATCCGTATCGTAAAATAAGTGATAATAACTGGATTGTAACAGTGCAGGAAAACGGTGAAACAAATGACTTGTTTATCGAATTCCCGCCTGATGCAATTGATCAAATAGGATGGGATGAAGGCGATACATTGATTTGGGAAGAATTAGATCATGGTGGCTGGAGTATTAAAAAGAAGGATGAAGATGAAACTTAGATACAGTGAAGCATTTTACAGTGTACAAGGTGAAGGCAAGTTTGTAGGAGTACCTAGTGTATTCCTACGTACATTTGGTTGTAACTTTCGTTGCATGAACTTTGGTGTTGATACAAAGAAAGACCGTTGGGAACAACACGCAGAAGGTAATCGTTATAATGCAGAAGTAAAAGCATTGATTGACGCAGGCGTACACGAAACAACTGAAAAGTTTGAAGACTTGCCTATTATACACACAGGCTGTGATACATATGCAAGTATCTATCCAGAGTTTAAAGACTTTAATAAAGAAGCAACAATTGATGAAGTGGTAGAACATGTTTTATCGCTTACTCCACAGGGCAAGTGGACACAAGATGATGGACAAGATATCCATCTTATTATTACAGGCGGCGAACCATTGCTTGCTTGGCAACGCTTGTATGTAGAACTATTTGAACACCCACGTATGAAAGATTTGAAAAATGTTACATTTGAAACAAACACTACACAACATCTACACGACGATTTCTTCGACTATCTCAACAACAATGACAACATTACAGTCACTTGGAGTTGCTCCCCAAAACTTAGTGCTTCAGGAGAACGTTGGGAAGATGCTATTAAACCTAATGTTGCTAGTGAGTACCGGTGTGTTACTGATAGCGACATGTATCTCAAGTTTGTTGTCGCTAGTCAAGATGATTTTGCAGAAGTCGAAAAAGCTGTTAGTGCTTATCAAGATGCCGGGGTACAATGTCCAGTATATCTTATGCCAATGGGCGGACGCAGTGAAGAATATTCCCTCAACGTTAAAGACGTGGCGGAAGAGTGCATGGCAAGAGGATGGAGATTCTCTCCCAGACTACACATATCACTCTTCGGAAATGCCTGGGGAACTTAGGGAAAACGAACAATTGCGTAAAGCAATGCAAGCACCAATTGATCAAGATAAGTTACGTAAAGCAGGATTATGATAGATGAAATATACAAGTTCTGGAATATAAAGCCCGAACACATCTTTGGTGATGAGTTTACAGGATATGAGGACTTATATCCACAATTTGATAAACATACAAAGGAAACTTATGAAGCGAACCCTGAAGGAACTATTGATGCTGTTTTTAATCTCTATCGTAATCGTGGGATTGTCCCTATTATATATTACACAGAAAACGGATTACAATCTGCAATACGTGAATTTGGTAACAAATCATACAACAATATTGATGTAAATAAATTAGGGTTAGGAAACAATGCTGGGCAAACTATTAACCGCTTTATCTTTACAAATATGCAAACAGCAGAGCCCAAGGGGCGTGGAAGTAATAGTTTAAAAGATAGATTCTTTGATGATGCTAAACTTAAACGTGCTATACGTATTTGTTTTCAGTTTAGAGAAGGCGATAAATTATGTTATCCAACTGCAATGCGCAGAAGTCTAGAACTAGTTACAGGAGAAAATGTAACTAACTTTAAAGCACAAAATGCTAAAAGTATTGTCGAACATTTATGTCCAGTTATTTGGGGTAATGTATATGACTACAGTTGTGGATATGGTGGACGTTTACTTGGCATTACAAGTAGCAATATGCGTTACAATTACATTGGCACAGATCCTAATACAGAAACATATCGCTATCTAAAGTACTTAAACAGTATAATTGGCAGTAATGCAGAACTACACTGTGAAACATCACAAGACTTTCAACCAGAAGATATTGACTTGGCATTTAGTAGTCCACCTTACTTTAACTTGGAAAAGTACAGCGACGAACCTACACAATGTATGGTACAATTTAATACACTAGACGAATGGTTTGAAGGATATACTGTTCCTACCATGAAGAATATCTACAAAGGACTAAATGACAATGGTGTGTTTGCTACTAATATAGCAGATTATAAAACTACAAAAGACGAATTCAAAGTTGTAGATCGCTGGATTAGTACAGCAGAGCAACTTGGATTCAAACACACTAACACAATTAAAATGATGCTTAATACAAGACCCGGAGTTGGCAATGACAAACTTGCAGGGCGAGAAAAATGGGAAGGCGTTTACGTCTTTACCAAATAAAAAGGTTAACAAATGAACAATTATATTTTTACAAGCGAAAGTGTAAGTGACGGTCATCCAGACAAAGTAGCAGATCAGATATCTGATGCTCTAGTGGATGCTGGACTAGCTAATGGTGACGAGACAACTCGTGTTGCTGTTGAAACACTTGTAACCACTAACCATGTAACGGTAGCAGGTGAGGTAAAAAACTTTAATGTAGACAATGTTAAAGAAATCATACGAGACAAAGTTCGTGAGATTGGTTACGAACAAGAAGGATTTCATTGGGATAAACTAAACATCTATAATGAGATTCACAGTCAAAGCGGAGACATTGCACTAGGTACAGACGACTTTGGCGCAGGAGATCAAGGCTTAATGTTTGGCTATGCTTGTAATCATACTGACAGTATGATGCCAGCACCTATTCATTATAGTCATGAAATCCTAAAGAACTTGAAAAGCAAACGTGGTGCCATATTAGGCCCAGATGCTAAAAGTCAAGTAAGTGTAGAGTACTATGGTGCTAGACGTGACGGTGTGATCAAGCGTGTAGACCAAGTTGTGATAAGTACACAGCACACAGAAGGCAACGTAGAAGAGGCAAGACATCTTTGTAAACTTGCCGCAATGGAAGAACTAGGAGACTTAGTTGATGAAAGAACTACATGGCATCTTAACCCTACTGGAAATTTCGTTATTGGTGGTCCTGACGGTGATGCAGGTGTTACTGGGCGGAAAATTATTGTTGATACTTATGGGGGTTTTGCTCCTCATGGTGGCGGTGCGTTTAGTGGCAAGGATCCAACAAAAGTCGACAGAAGTGCTGCCTACATGGCACGATGGCTAGCCAAGAATGTAGTAGCAGACAATATGGCAGACTGGTGTAATATCCAGTTGAGCTATGCTATTGGTGTTAAAGAACCCACAAGCATTTATGTTGATTCAAATGGACATAACACTAGTATTGCTAAGTTTATTGAACGTGAGATTGATTTGACTCCAAAAGGAATCATTGACAGATTTGATTTATTCAACTATACTGACTACAGTAAAAATTGTACATATGGGCATTTCGGAGATAAAGATGTTCCGTGGGAAAGGATTGGATGGTAATGAAAGATCCAAAAGTAACAGAACTTGTAAAACAATTCAACAAAGATATAGCGGCGCTCAATAAAACTTGGGCGGCGCTACAAAAGAATGATGTTTATGCTCGTGTAAATGTAAACGGCACTGCTACATATACAGAACCTAAATACATCGAAGTAACTGAGATTACACAGCATGTAGCATATATGAAGGAGGATACATAATGGGTTGGGGGAATAAACTAAAACAAATCTTCAATAAAAGTAAAGATGTAGAAACAAAAGAAAATGCGTTAGGGCCTTGGGTTAAAGTTGTTGAAGTACATTTTGATAAAGATAACCCAACACAAGGATATTTTGAACTAGACTGGAATGACGACTTTGTTGGACTATTAGGCGAAGCTGGTTACGCTGGAGAGACGCCAGAAGCGATTGTTGACTTATGGTTTAACGATTTATGTCGCAGTGTTGCGTTAGAAGCAGGCGGCGAGGACTAATATGTATGCAGTGATGGTTTGTCTTGATGGGAAAGATGATTGGATTTATATTACTAAAAAAACAGAACGATGTTGGGACTTGGAAGTTGAAGTATTTGAAGATGCACATGAAGCAATGGAGTTTGCAAAGACATTCCAACTTCCTGACAAACCTGAAAACGTAATGGTGGTAGATTATTATGAAGATCGATAGAGTAAATCGTGTAGAAGTGATCGATGAAACTGGTCGTGCATATGTAAAGTATCTTGACAAAGACCAAGAAGTTGTATATAGTTTACAAGACGACGGCTGCACACTAAAACTTTTTATTAATAAAAAAGGACAAGACGATGAGTGATGAGCAGGCAGAGGCGGAGACCCCGAAGGTGCTCGCTGCGTGGCTTGAGGCTGAGGCTAAGATTGTTGAACTGGAAGCAGAGAATGAAAAACTCCGCAAAGGTCTTGAAATCTATGAGCGTGAGCGTAATCGTTTTAAACACGCAACACCAGAAATGAGTGGCGCATATTTCTTGACTGGTGGTCATGGACCTAAAGATGATAATCAGATGCCACAGTTCGTAGAAGTTGTCCCTGCATATGGATGTGCTTGGTCAATGATTTATGAAGACACTGGTCGCACTATTAGCTATGAGGGATCATAATGAAAGTTTATATCAGCGATTATCCTAAACATAGATTTTATCACAACTGGTTATACAACTGGGTTGGGTATTCACCTAAACAGCGAAAAAGTGTAAAGATTCACAACTACGATACATGGAGTATGGATCATACACTTGCTCCTATCATCTTGCCTATGCTTGTACAGCTAAGAGCTACAAAGCATGGTGCTCCTTGGGTAGACATGAAAGATGTTCCAAAAGAACTACGTGCTACTAAAAAGCAACTAGACGCATACAACAAGAACGGTGAAACAGATACTAAGTTCTTTGATCGTTGGGATTGGATCTTGGACGAAATGATCTGGGCGTTCGAACAAAAGTGTCGTGACGATTGGATGGAAGATTACGACTATAACAAATGGGATAGTGAAGGTGCAATAACACACCAAGAACGGATGTCAAATGGATTCAAACTGTTTGGCAAATATTATGAAAATTTGTGGGATTGAGATGACACCGCAAGAAATTTTTGATTATAAACAAGGATGGAAACCAGGACATACTGTTCAACTCCATAGTGACGTTGTAGATCGTGGTAAGACTTGGTGTAAAAGAAATACTCCCAGACATAAATGGAGTGTATCTACATGGACTGATGTGTACGAACATACTTTTCACTTTGAAGATCCAGAAGTTGCACTAACATTTCAAGCAGAACATCAACCTTACAGCTATCGGAAAGTAACATAATTATGTATGAAAAGACAACCTTAGTAACTAATACTCGCAACAATCAGACAGTAGAAGCAGAAGCAGATAATGTAAGATCTGGAGAATCACTCGATGTGTTTTTAGCAAATACTAAAATTCACATGAGATGGAATGGTAAAATTTATGTTGGCAATATGGCTGGCATGGAGTTTACTACAATGGGACCAAAACAAATACAAAAACTAAAAGGACGATATTAATGATTTCTGAACAACGCAAAGAAGAAATTCAGCAACAACTTAAAGAAGGAGAAGTTGTTATTGAATTTAATAAAATTAACGGTGACTATCGTAAAATGACTTGCACACTTAGCAAAGACATCATTCCAAAAGCAACTAAAAAAGATCCACTCACTGAGGAAAAAGTACGCAAGGTTAATCCAGAAGTTTGTGTTGTATATGACGTAAACGCACCTGGATGGCGCAGTTTTAGATGGGATGGGTTAATTGAAAAAGATTAAAGTAGAAACAGTCGAGCTCACAAAAAAAGTGTACATTGTAGAAGTTGCTGATGATGGTGATGATGTATGGGCCTGCGACAGTGTTGTATGTGGTGACGTTGATCCCGTAAGTAGTGAATTTTTAGATTTTACAATTTTTGGATACAGTAGAGTAGATGCCTAACGAACAAAAACTAATTATGCTCACAGATATTATAGAGCAAAAATTACGCAAAGAGCGTGAGCTTCAGTTTTATGAAAAAGAATTAAAAAAACTTGAAGAAAAAGCGTATTGGCTTAGACGTGAAATTAATTTAAATGAAACTATCATTGACATTATAAAAAACGATGCTATTATAGATTTGAAGGACCAAGTAGATGAAAAGCTATTAATTACCCCCAGAGAGGACACAGCTGAATGACATATATCCTAGTAGATTCACTTAACATGTTTTATCGTGCACGCCATGTAGTACGTGGTGATGACATTGAAACTAAAATTGGCATGGCATATCACATTATGTTTAGTGCTATTAATAAAGCATGGAAAGACTTTGATGGTAGTCATGTTGTGTTCTGCTTTGAAGGACGTTCGTGGCGTAAGGATCATTTTACTCCATATAAAGCAAATCGTAAAGTAGCACGTGATGCCCTTACTCCACGTGAGCAAGAAGAGGATCAAAAGTTCTTTGAAGCCTTTGATGAGCTAAAAGATTTTATTGAAAAGCGTACTAATTGTACTACGCTACAGCATAAACAATGTGAAGCAGATGACTTTATTGCACGTTTTATACAAAATCATCCTAACGACAAGCATGTTATTATTAGTAGTGATAGTGACTTTTATCAGTTAATTAATGAAAATGTAACGCAATATAATGGCATTACTAATCAGCATATTTGCATAGATGGTGTTTATAACGATCGTGGTAAACCTGTTATAGATAAGAAAACTAAAGAGCAAAAGCAAATTGGTGATCCTGAATGGTTATTGTTTGAGAAATGTATCCGTGGCGATACAAGCGATAACGTGTTTAGTGCATATCCTGGTGCTCGTAAGAAAGGCACAAAGAATAAAGTTGGGTTGCTAGAAGCATTTGAAGACAAAAACGACAAAGGCTTTAACTGGAATAACTTTATGTTACAAAAGTGGGTAGATCATGAAGGTGTAGAGCATCGTGTACTAGATGATTATCAACGTAATATGGAACTAATTGACTTAACTGCACAACCTGAACCTATTAAACAAGCACTAGATGAAACTATTGTTGCACAAGTACAGCGTGTTCCTAATACTGGTGTAGGTATACACTTTATGAAGTTCTGTGGAAAACATGACTTGCAACGAGTAAGTGACCAAGCAGAAGCACATTCAGAATATCTGAATGCGGCCTACTAAAACTAAAGTAGCAGTATTTCCACTAAGTGGAGATGCTGACCATTTTGATTTATGGTTAGAAAGTGAAGCAGGACTTTGGTTACAAGAACACGGAACCCATATGTCATATCATATGGAAGTAGATACTGATAACGCAACTTTTTTTTCAATAATTGAAGTAGAGTTAGATACTGAAACATACATAAAATATAAACTAATGTGGCCTGAAAATGAAATACAAAGCAAAAGTAGTAATTAAAGATAAATTTTGGATTGTTGAGTCCAAGGGAAGTAAAATTGGTACTTTAAAAAATTGTGAATCAAATTATGTATTTTACAATAATGTAGACGGGTCTGAAACTGAATACAAAGATTTATTAAATTTTACTATCGAAGAAAAAGTAACAAGAACATACATCAACGATACAGTTTATGGTTACAGTGCTAATACCGAACAGGCACATGATATTTCACTACAAGATACAGTGCCTATATTTAAAAAGACAGCCACAAGTACACAATATTTTGCGGCCGGATATTACGGCATACAGTTTCCTAGGCTTGGCTGGAGTGATGCATTTTGCCCACGACTAAATACACTTGAAACTTACGAATTCATTGGACCGTTTAAAACGCAGACTGATGTCAATATGGCAATTAAACGCAAGGGATCAGAATACACCTAACATTGGGGAATATTATGAAAAGACTAATACCAATACTATTGCTAGTAGCAAGTTGTGCGCCAGCTCATGCTCAAGATGCAAAAAAGTTCTTTGTACAACAGCCGTGCGTTCCATTTCCACAAATGTTTCAAACAGTTGCAAACTATGGAGAGCAAATGCTATTCACAGGATCAGGATTGCAATTTGGAGCACAAGACGGACAGCCTTTCACAGGTGGAAGTTTCTTTTTTGTAAATCAAGACACTGGAACTTGGTCACACATAATGGTTTATGGTGACGGTATGGGATGCATGATATCAAACGGTACTAACTTTGAACCTTACACGGGCACACAACTACCATCGAGTCAAGAATAATGTGGGTATTGGTTTTTATATATTTTTATGAAACAACTCCGTATGTAGAAAAGGTAAGTGTACACAACAAAATGACTGAATGTTTCTTTGCAAGAGAAGCTCTCAGCGAGGAGCAAGGCGGTACTGATGGATACTTTCCTTTAGGACAACAAGCAATCTGTATCAAAGTATCTGGCGAAGAAGCGTAATTTTATACTAAGTTAATAAATACAATTAACATAGTATAAAAAGGACGTACAATATGGCTCGCCCAAAACCAACAATATTAATGGAGTTTACTGATCCCAAATCGTTTCGAAGTGAACAATTATTAGCCGCAGAAGCTATTTACGCAGTATTCTACAATAACAAACCCATTAACTTACGTAGTTTAAATAGTTTAACAAACTATCCAGGACCTAAGTATAAAAAAGTATCATTTAGTAATAGCGGACACGCATTTAACTTAGCTGAAAGACTTAACAAATTGTTTAAGACAACTGAATTTACAGTTGTTAAACTTACTCAAGGGGAAGTGATCAAAGAGGATGGCAGCACCGGATTTTTATAATCAAGTATTAGCGCATGCGAAAACTATGCAGTATGGTGAACGGTTTAATCTACGCAATGTTTTTAAAAATTATCGAAATGGCAAAGGCCTCAGCTTAACTAAGTTTGGGGTCTTAGTTTTGACTGACATGAATATAGAAGCTGAAAGATTTGTACTTAAAGAGCCACCAGTGTTTACTGCTAAACTTAGAACATTACTAGACAAATATAACAAATATCCTTATTATATTAGTAGACGTGAATTAATTTTATATGGAAGTGAAGATATAATTTTGTATAAACTATATGGAAGTGATTTGGATTCTTGGATCGATCATATGGAAACAAATATCGATTAAGTGGGGCTGATTTCCTAAAACAGGTTTTCAGCCGATAGGGTTAATTACTTACGGTTCCAAATTCCCCATAAGACCCAGATTGCAATCAAGCCGATAACTCCTTGCCCGCCTAAGCTGGCAATCATTGCTGATACATTATCAACTACTGATAGTCCTTGTGGCATAAATGGCATATTGCCAAGCCCTAGAACTTCAGCTATGATTACAAGAGCCGCTAAACTAACACCAACTTCTGCTAATGCGCCTGCCCACTCTTTTACTTTGTTCAAAATATCCATGATATTTCTCCCTTTCTCTTTCGTTAAACAAAAAGCGATATTCTGCTTTCTGTACTACTACTTATCTGATTTTAGCAAAAAAAAGTGAAAAAAGTGCCTTTTGTGGCTTGACACCAAGACGTATTGATGCTATATTATATGTATAGTTAGAAACAAAGAAGGAATACACCATGTTTAGAATCCCATCATTTTACAAAGAAACAGTAGACTTCAAAACTGCTTGGAACACAATCACAAACTTTGGTCGTGGTGATGCACTTGAAGGTATGGAAGCAATGAACCGTGTATGGGAAGAGCATTGCGCAAGTGGTGATGAAGATGATAACTTCTACGATAACTACGAATATGAAGTAAATGCTTACAATGTAGTATTTTCAAACATGGGTAAACTTTTTGCTTGACACTGTCCGCTAATATCTATATAGTGTAGATATATTACAATCCAACCAGGAGATTTACAATGGATTTACAAACACGCACCGTAAAACTTTCAGAACTTCAAAAGTATGTAAAGCATCACTTTCGTACTAAGCGCCCTATGATGGTTTGGGGACCACCAGGTATTGGTAAGTCTGAAACGTTTCAACAGATTACAGATTCTTATATTGCAGAAGGCAAAAAAGCAAAACTAATTGACGCTCGTTTGTCGCTGTGGGATCCAACAGACCTTAAAGGTTATCCTTACTATAACAAAGAAACTAACCGGATGAGCTTTAGCTCTCCAGACGAGCTTCCAACAGAAGCCGAAGCTGCCGAGTACGATATTATTGTACTGTTCTTGGATGAACTTAACGGCGCCGCTCCTGCTACACAAGCCGCCGCTTACCAGTTGATCCTTAACCGTGCTATTGGCAAATACAAACTACCAGATAACGTAGTTATT